GGAGGTTCTAAAGAACCAATTAAACCACCAGACAATAAATTATCTTTAGCACAATCAGAAATTGATAGGAAAACTAATTACACTTTATATAGGGAAAGATTAAAAGCAGGAGTTTATAAAACCGAGTAATAGCCTCAACCAGACCCCTTGACACCCCATACTTTCTTATCTTATGATGCTTTTGTTAGAAAAAACTTCCGAACCTTCTAAACAAAGCCGGTAAAAGTAAAATCTAAAATTACTTTTACAATTATGGCATCAGCAAGAGCAACTACACTAGCACAAGGTTTTTCCAATAAATTACTTTTGGAGATGTATGACAAAGCAATGTCAGACACATTTGTTAATCGCGATTATGAAGGCGAAATAAATGCAGTAGGTAGTAAACTTAATATCCTCAATATAGCTAGAATTGCAGAAAAAACATATACAGGTTCTAATCTTTCAGTTGATTCCCTTTTCGAGAATAATACAGTTTTAACCATTGACCAATGGAAATCATTCTATTGGCAGGAGAAAACAATTGATAATTGGCAATCATATATTAAAAATCCTCATTCTACAGTTGTTTCCCAAGCAGCAGAAGAAAGAAATAAGAATATGGATTTGTTTATCTTTGGCTTCTATCCAGATGTTGGAGCAGGAAACAGAGTCGGTACAGACTATACAACTGGTACAGTTACAATTGACGCAAGCGGTAATGTAACAGGCTCTGGAACAACCTTTACAGCATCCATGGTTGGTAAAGGATTTAAAGCAACAGGACATACTAAATGGTACAGAGTTAAGACGTATACATCAGGCACAGCAATTGTGATAGAAGATGACTTTGACGATCTTACCAGCGCATATACAGGTGGAGTAATTGGTGGAGGTACAGCATATACAATTGAAGCTGTAACACCTATATCTATCACTACTTCTAATCTAGTCCAGGAGTTTGCAGTTATTAAGCTTAAACTCGATTCAGCAGAAAAGAATGGATATAATTCAGTCCCAGATTCAGATAGAATGATTGTTTTGCCTCCAGAATTTGAATCTCTAGTTGTGAGAGCATCAGGAGTTGTCCTTCATGTACAGGAAGTTTATGATGACCTTATTCAAAAAGGAATGATAGGTGAACTATTAGGAATGAAACTATTTAGATCCAATAGACTTACTGGAGATAATACAAATGGGTACCATTGTCTAGCAGTCCATCCTCTATGGTTAACATTTGCAGAGAAATTATTGCAAGCAAATATTGAAGAGGAAGTTATTGCAAACTTTGGAGCAAATTATAAAGATCTATTTGTATATGGTGGTAAGGTAGCAGATCCTCGAAGGCATTTTGCCGTTGAGTTATTTGCAACTTTCGCAATCTAAGTAATATTAAAGCCTAAAGTTTTAATAAAGCCTAAAGTTTTATAAAGAAAAAGCAGGCTTTAATAAAATGAAAGGCTTTTTTTATGAGCAATTTTGAATTAAAATCAGATCTAGGAGTAAGACAACGAAAAAGAATGGAAGATTTGCTTGCAAAGCAAACTCTTTTAGGTGCAACTGGACTTACAGCTGAAGAAACAGCGTATTTAGCGGCATTAGTTCCATATCAGAAGAATAGAGTAATTAGATGGGATACTCAAGATCTTCTTTCAGCTCAACAACCAAATCCTACAGACCACCCAACTATTTTAGAGGCGGAAGGTGTTGCTTTACCAACAGGTTATAATAACTTTAAAGTAGGGGCTATTTTTCATCAATTAGGTTTACCTCAAACTCAACGAAGTACATTCATAAACTATGGTACAGCAGCATCTGCTCAATGGGTAGGTATGGGAGATCAAGGTGCAATTACGCCTGTTCCTTCACCTTCTGGTTCTGTTAGTCCTTCCCCATCTGTTAGTAAAAGTATGTCTCCTTCCAGTTCTTATAGTCCATCCGGTTCTATTTCACCTAGTGCTTCTGTAAGTAGAAGTCTTAGTCCCAGTACATCTATCAGTTTAAGTTTGTCTCCCTCTGCCAGTAGAAGTCCAAGTGCTTCTGTAAGTCTTAGCCAATCACCTTCTGCGTCAGGAAGTCCTAGTGCCAGTCTTTCACCCAGCGCATCAGCAAGTCCCAGTCAGTCTCCGTCTGCTTCTATAAGTGCATCTCTTAGTCCTAGTGCTTCCCAAAGTCAAAGCCTTTCTCCCTCTTCCCTTAGTCCGTCCATTAGTCCATCTGGTAGTCTTAGCCCTTCAACTTCTGTTAGTCCATCCGCATCCCAAAGTCCAAGCGGTTCTGTAAGTCCTAGTATTTCACCTAGTACTTCAGTTAGTCCCAGCGCGTCACAATCACCTTCTGGCTCATTGAGTTCGTCAGTTAGTCCTAGTGCTTCTCCAAGTGTAAGTGTGAGTCCTAGTGCCAGTATCAGTCCTTCAGCTAGTATTTCTCCATCAAGTAGTCCAAGCTCGTCCATGTCTCCTTCTGGCTCAATCAGTCCTTCTGCCAGCGTGTCGCCATCCGCCAGCCTTTCTCCATCTGCCTCTGGTTCTCCATCTTTCCCTAATTGACACTACATATAATCATGTGTGCATAATAGGCACATGATTCGTAAACATATTTATTTCACAGAAGAATCTTTGAATTTTTTAGAAGATCTTGTAAATCCTCAAACTGGTCATGGCTTAAGTCTTTCAGAACATACGCGTAGGGCAATAGATGAATATATTCAAAAAATAAAAGCACATACTCCTACAAGTATTTCCCCATCGAAAGGAGGTAAGAATGGATAGTCAAACAATAGCAAATGAAGAAGAAATATTTTCACAAAGTCCAGTTCCTCAAACAAATAACAAACCTGATACACTAGATTTTCCAGACGCGCTTAGAGAACTAATGAAAGGTAAGAAGATAACAAAACTCGAATGGAACAATAAAAGTATATTTGGCTTTATAGGTATAGATGAACATTTAAAAATCAATTTAAAAGATAAATTAAGTGATTGGATCTTATCTGAAGCAGATATATTAGGAACAGATTGGATAGTATTGGAGGAAACAAACTAATGAGAGTAGGAATAATAGGGTTAGGGTGGGTAGGTAAAGCAATGCTCCAACTATTCCCAGATGCTGAGATTTATAGTCATGGCATTATCAAACATGATGGCGAATGGATGGAGAAAGCTTATTTGGCTTGGAATAAAGATAGAGCTAAATATAAAAGGTTAATTAATAAATGCGATATTGTTTTTATTTGTTTACCAACCCCTTGTCCTAGAAATAAGAGACTTAATACTTTAGCAGTACAAAAAGCGATTAGATGGTGTAAAGCTCCACTGATTGTAATTAGGAGTACTGTAAATCCAGGGGACACTTATAGGTGGTCAATGATGTTTAAGAAACATATTGTTTTCCAACCAGAATATTTGGGGGAAACTCCTAATCATCCTTTGTTAAATACCTCACAAACTCCATTTCTTATTATTGGAGGTAAACAACCAGATAGAAGAAAACTAATTGATCTTTATACGACTGTCTACAATGCAAATGTTAAAATAAGACAAACTGATGATTATACCGCAGAGGTAATTAAACTTACAGAGAATCGTGCTATTACCTTTAAAGTAGCTCAGTGTCAGGAATTATATGATGTTTGTGAGAAATCTGGAACTGATTATTATACTGTGCGTGACGCTGTATTTGGTGATGATCCTAGAATGAATTTGTGGTGGACAATGGTTTATCCTAATAAAAGGGGAATTAATTCCAAATGTATGCCAAAGGATGTGTACGCCTGGGCTGCATGGGCAGAGAGTAATGGATATAAACCAAAAATTACCCAAGCAATTCTTAAAAAGAATAAGGAGTGGATAAAATGATTAAAGGACTTATTTCTATAGTAATTCCAGATCGTATGGGACAACCTTATTTGCAAAAGACCATTATTGACCTTCTAGCTAAAGCAGAAGAAGAGATTGAGATTATAGTGGTAGAAGATGGGGTTTGGCCTAATCCGCCTCTCCTAGACGATCCTAGGGTCATACAAATACATCAAGGAAGCCAGTTCAACTCTTTGGGAATGAGGGAAGCGATTAACCGCGGTATAGCTGTATCCCATGGTGAATACATCATGAAGATTGACGAGCATTGTATGGTTGAACAAGGCTTTGATAAAAAGCTTAAAGCAGATTGTGATGATAACTGGGTAGTAATTCCTAGAAGGTATAGGCTTTTAGCTGATGAGTGGGTACTGGAGAAAGATAGTAGGCCACCAGTTGATTATATGTATCTTGCCTATCCTTACGAGAGACCATATGACAAGACTTGTGGATTGCATGGTGCGGAATGGAGAGGTAGATATTACAGGCGTAAGAATTTACAGATTGATGACACAATGAGTTGGCAGG